CTTCTTTGGTAGCTGATACTACTGGCCCTACAGTTACATTAGAGCTTAGTGTTATCTCAGCCGTTTCGTTTTGGGCAAACGTCTTTGTAAGTGTGCCTTTAGTTGGGTCAACATTCAAAGCAGTGTTTAATGTAGAAACTGTTGTGCTATCTACTGTTGCTATGTTTTTTAATTCACGAGCGTTGCTAACAACCTCTGTGCCGCCTACTTTAATCGCCATCTTCGGATACTCCTATTAGCTGATTGTTGCGTTAGAATTTACAGAGCCAACAACATCAAGATTGCCGCTAGCATCTAATTTCATTTTGTTTGTGCCGCCTGTTGAGAAATAAAGAGAACCGCCAGTTTCGGTTACAGTCCAGTTGTCACCAAGTTTGACACCACCAGAACCATCTTCATTTACCAGAGGAACCCACGCTGAATTATGTGCGTAATAAGCCTTGCCAGTCGCATGGACATGCACAAAAGCGCCATGATATGTAGCGGCTGATGGAAGGTCAGACAACTGTGCATACATATTTGAGTATAAAACTTTACCAGTAGTAGTGAGGTCGTTTGAGCCTAAACTTAAATCCCCAGTTAAAGTGCCACCGCTTAATGGAAGAAATCCCGAACCAGCGGTTACGCCAGCTTCCCATGCTGAACCAGTATAAACTTTAAGAGTTCCTGATGTTGTATTGTAGAATAAA